CATCAAATATTGCATCTTCTAATTTAGAAGAACCTACAATACCTGATTTAATATACTCCTCTGCTTTGTGGAAATCGCTTATGAATTGCCTTTCCTTCTTATCCAATAGCATTTGGTTAGGGTCTTTACCTGAAAGCTTTGCAATCTTAACCTTCTCTTTAGGTAGCACTTCTGCTATCTCTAGGGCAGCTTCTCTTCCTACTTCATCTGAATCCATCATCACTACAATGTTTTGGAATGAATCAAACCATTCATACTGTTGTCTACATTGTTTTGCTGCAGAAGGTTCCCCAGTAGTAGGGCTTACTACAGCATAATGGTTGTAATCATCTACACCTTTATTCTCTTGGTACTTCCTAAACATCTCTTGAGCAGCACACTTATCCTCTTCACCACCCACCAAAACCACGACATAACCTCCATCTGGGAATTTATGTTGACCAGATAGTTGATTACTTACCCCAGTTTTACCTAAATTGCCGATTCCAAACTTTTTAGGTAAGTGTCTTGATTTATATCCCATGAGTTTGTTATCAAATGTTTCTGGGTAATAAATAGCTTTTACATTACCTTGTTGATCATATTCAACTCTATGTCCGTAGAATTTAAGAACCCAATCACTTAAACCTCTATAACCTTTTGCAGAATTACCTTCCTTACCTCCAGTTCTATCCCAAAGTTCTTTAACTTCTTCACGAGTTATTTTAGCCTTCTTACTAGCTTTGTTTTCAAACTTTTTCTTTTCTTTAATCACCCCAGATTCTGGATCAGCTCCGATCTGTTCTGCCACAGAAGACTTATGAACTTCTTCAGGGTGAAAAAATTGACGACAAGAATAACATACAGCATCGTAATATGTTTCTCCATCAGGTTTAGTTTTTTCATAACACATAAGAGCATCTGAAGAGTTACACGGTCTACGTGCCTTTCCATCAGGTCTTTTTGGAAACTCATTTGCAATGCAGTGCATGTGGACACCTATAGCAACACCGTCATCTTGATATTCAGACATCACACCTCCTTATTCTTTTCTAAACTTTCTGCAGCTTCTCTAGCAAGTCTATCAGCAATGATATTATATTCATTATCTGCATGACCTTTCTCCCAATGAAAAGTGACATCATGTATTTGTGTTAATCGGTCTAATTCTTCCCATAATTCACGATTCTTCACATCACTTTTCTTATTGGTGGTTTTCCACCCTCTACGTTTCCATCCTTCAATCCATGAAGTTATGCCCTGTCTCATATAGTTAGAATCACTCCATAAATCAACTGTACAAGGTTCTTTTAGAGTTTGTAAACCTGCAATTGCAGCGTAGATCTCTGCTTGATTATTAGTAATGTAATTTGGAAGAGGTATACTCAACTCTTTCATCACTTCTTTATAAATTAAGACAACTCCAGCACCACATCTGGCATAAGGTTTACCATTATCTAGTGCTTAACCATCAGTATGTATTTCAATATACTTCTTAATACTTCACCTCACAACCTTTATAATCAGAATCAAAATAGCTAATGATGTTAGTAATCTTCTGATTAACCTCTTTCAAATCTTCAAGTGTTAAATCATTCACTTCACACCATTCAGGTTCAATAGTTCCGCTATAAATAGCAATATCAAACAAACAACTATGTTCTGTGATTTCAATACCATTTCCATGTTTATCTATTACTTCATAGTTTGTGCTCATACGTACTCCATCACATCACAACAATATCATTAATGATATCAGAAGTGTCCCACTCAGTTTTTACATCATAGTAAGAATTCAATGTCCTAATTAAACATTTACTATCCCCTGCAGATAGAATAACGTAATATTCACCATCGACATCACTATTCTCTCGAACCTGCCCAACTTCAATCTTTCTGTTATTCTTCATCTTCCACCTCCCAATTATCACTGTCTTTCAAATAATGTTCTAATGCTGCACGATGATACTTTAATTGTTCAATATGAAAAGCCAGAACATTATTTCTATCTGCCTTGCATAAATCTGGACGAATCGCTTCAAATCCTTCATCAATGTGATTATACTTTTCAATATTCCATCGGTCACTGAATGTTAGTTTACTCATAGAATCTAACCACTTGAGTTTTACCATTCTTACTCCGAGAAACCTTAATTTTTTCGTTTCCACACATTTTGCTTATATAAATTAGGATTCATAACTTTCCTCCTTTCCTTTGAAGTTATCTTCATCTCCATGACAAACAACCACATAAATTATGTCTCCACGTTTATAACTGAAGCATGGATACTTTGCATAATACTGTTTACGTTGTTTGTCACTAATCATTTTCGTTGTGAATACCGTATATGTTTTGTGAAGCTTGTCTTCACTACCCATAATAACCTTCTCCTTCACTCCACAAATCAAAGTATGTCAAACCAGTTGTATCTAATCGTACATCATCCACAGAATTTTTGCAAACATCAATTTCAAACCAAATCATTTCATCTGTGACAAAACAACTATCTATCCCATGATTATATTTATCAAGCACAACTACATCTAAAATTTCTCGTTCTCCTGTAAGATCTGTTGGACACGAAGCTTGATGCTTCTCTAAAGTCAGTGGTGCAGCATCTAAATATTCTACCAAAACTGTGTAAGTTTCACCGTTATATTGTTGTGTAAATTCAATATTTTTAATCATAAAGTGACCTCACGAGTCTCAGAAGGCTTTCCTAATTTTTCTTGTAGACGAATACTTAGTTTATACAAATCTTCTTTTTCTTGTTTTGTGAACATACCCTCTAATCGGTGGATATATGGACGATAGTATAAATAACCAACAACCTCTTGAAGAGTTTTACAATTATGTTGTGTGCGATCTGTATTACTACCATTATTGATATCATCTGGACGACTGCTTGATGTAATCTTATACTTTGATTCATATACACTTAGAGATGATAACTCTTCTTCTGGGTCTAATAGAAAGAGTAAAGCTTCTTCCCAACTAGAGAAATAATTACTTTCATCACCTTCAATAACATATGCTTTATCAGTACCACCAACAACATAAACAGTTGTATCTACATGATCAACATGACGGTTGATGTAGGATTCAACAGAATCAAGATCTTCTTTATCGCAATAAACTTTAACATAACAATCATTATCTGTGGTTAGTTTATAAATACCTATATCATTCTTATAAGATATATTGTGCATATCGTATTCATTAAGGTTGTGTTTAATAATCGGTTTACTCATCATTCTGCTCTCCAAACAAATCCATCTGATATTCTTCAGGTTGTAACTCTTGACCAAGAATGCTCAATTCATCTAAATTCTCTGTGCAAGAATCACCAGCTTTAGCTAACACTTTTCCTGCTTTATCTAGAGCACAATCAAGTACAAACTCTTCAACTGTTAATCCCACAATGTTTGATGCTTCTTCAATAAGATACAGCATGTCAAAATCCATTCCACAATTTTCATCTAAAGTAATCATTTCAAATATCCTCCACGTAACGTTTAATTTTTCCACAATCAGAGCAAGATAATACGGTGATATGTTTTCTTGCAAATAGTTTCTTAGCAGCCCCCAATATTGTCTGGGGTTAAGATTCTACCTGTAACACGAGTGTGTTGTTCTGATTGAGATTCTGTTGTGAACTCTTGTAGAATCTCCCACTTATGTTTACATCTGTTGAACATTATATTTCTCCTAAATCAATCAAGTGTAGATTCTCATCCTCCACAGTGAATGTTGTTGATTCAACATCAATTTGTTTATTACGAATATGATGTGGTGATGTTGTCATGATATATTTATCATAATCAACGATTTTCTTCTTGCATTTACATTGTTCACATTTTTGTTTACACATGTTTATTCTCCTTCTCAAATTTATCGATCATCTCACATAACTCTTTGTGTTTATCACAATCCTCGCTGTGTGCTTCTGTCTCCAACGAAACTAATGTTTTGAATATAGCACTCAGGTGTGTCACTAATTGCCACTGTACTCGCTCACAAGGATGATTATGTGACAACCTCAAGTATTTGTCAATCTCTAATTTAAGATGCTTCACAACATAATCTAAGCAAGTATCTTTTACAATTTGTTCTTTGGTTCTCATTTCAACTTCTTAGCATTACGCATCAACGATTTAACAATATTGTTATCACCTTTTGTAATGTGATCCAATCCTTGCTGAACATCTTTATGAACCAAGAGTACATCACTTTTAGTAATGACGTCAACAGTTTTATCTTTGATAAAGAAACTTCTATCACTAAACTCTTTCAGTGACATTCCAGAAATACTACAGTTCTGACGACGATTCAAATCTCGATACTCCTTGAAACTGATACCAAAAACTTTCCCGTATTCTTCAAATTGTTTACATGTTTGTGCAAACCCTGTTGTCAATTGAACTTCACGTTTCTGACGCTCTACAGCTTCTTTACGGAGTAGTTTCATCTTATCCTTAACAACCTTATTCTTCTTCTCTAAATCACTCTCACGAGCTTTACAGAAGATTTCTGAATACTCTGCAAGCTTTTCATCCCATCCAACCTTCATACTCAATGATTTCTCAATACGTGTTAACATAAACATATCTTTGTGAGAAACACTTTTACGTGATTTATTACTTTCTATATACTTATTCTTAAGCTCATTACACTTATTTAAACACAACACAATATTGTTTTCAACATAACCTTTTGTATTGTCAATACGATCTAATGTTGGATAATTGGGATGATTAGTTCCTTGGTTAAGGACAAACTCTTCACCTGTATAGAAACACTTCATATTAGGACGAGCACGTAGTAAAGCAATATATTCAGCTTTAGATAATCCCATTGTGATCAAACGTTTCTTACAACTTTCCACTTTATTATTGTAAGCTGTTTCGTAATTTTTCTGTGTGAAGAACATTGGTGATTTTGTATTTGACATATCGTACCCCCTATCTGTTTCGATAAGCAAACTTTAAACAACAACCACACTATTGTCAACTAGAGAATGGTATAAAATTTAATTTATATAATTTCAAAATTGTTGTTGACAAAGGTGATGTGTCGGTTAATAATGAGGACATCGAAACAAGATGAGGGATTGATTATGATTACACAACAAGAGTTACAGCAAGCACACAATATCATTTCACAATGTGTTATCCGAGTTATCTTTGACAATGAAGATTCGTTTAAACGTGAAGTGTTGAAAGATAATGGTTGGTATGTTGACGATTATGAAATTGAACGTGTACATTGTGCAAATGCTTACCGCATTACATTAAAACATATCGATTATCGTGAGAAGGATGTTTACATCAACGCACAAGAGGTGTATAGTTGGTTCCTGTCAGAACAAGATAAAGTTTTAGGAGAATAAATATGAATACATTACTAGAAGCAATCCAAAAACACCCAGAAGCTTTCATTAGCACACTAGAAGCTCGTGCTATGACAACACCCTCACAACAGAACA